TATCAACAACAAGCTAGTCAACAAGCTGAAGTTAAATCTCATGTTATGGGAAATTATGGTATGAATGAAGGTGAAGCTAATGATTTTATGCAAAAAATGTCAGACCCTAGCTCAATAAATGTTGATAACTTAGTTCAATTGTATAGGATGCAACAAGGAGGGGCAGCACCGCAAAATAATGCACCTGCACAGCCTTCTGCTTCTTTTCAACAAACAAAGAATGCACAGCAAGTACCATCTCCTATGGGAGTAATGCCTTCTGGACAATCTAATGTTGATAATACATCTTTTGAAGATAAAGTTATGGACAACTTGATAGGGAATTTTAATAGTAAAAACCCTTGGAAATAGTTTAATAAACCGCCCTACCCGAAGGTCTAATAAGACAGCTGAAGATGGGCAATTAAAGGATGGTAAAAAATGGCAGACGCTAGTATTTTTAGTACTAGCTTTGGCAACTCACCTCAAGGTGTATCTATTGATGATACAAGACGTAAGTTTAACTTTGGCGAAAGAGTTGCAGAGCTAGCACCACAACAAAGTCCATTCTTCGTATATTTATCGAAGGTGGCAAAAAAAGCTACTAATGACCCTGTGTTCAAATTTCTTGAACAAAGACATCAGTGGCAAAGACGTAATTTTGTAGTAACAGAAGCATTTGACCCAGCAGCAGAGGCAGTAAGTGAAGTGATGGCTGCAGGTGTAGATTTACACATTGGTCAATATGTTGATAGTTATGGTAAAATTACATCATCAACAAACCCTATATATGCTGTAGTACCAGGATGTGTACTCGCTGTAGCTAATGACGATGGAACAGTAAGACGTTTCAAAGTTTTAGAAACAGCAACAGTTGAAAACAATGCAGGTTCAGCAGCATCAAATGGGGCTTATATTAATCATGATACTACAAATGGACATACTGAAATTACAGGTGAATCATTAATACCTTTAGTTGATGCAGTAGCAACAGCAGAAGCATGGGCTGTTGGTAATAAAGGTCAAATCATTGGTAGTGCATGGATGGAAGGAACTGATAGTCCTGTTGGTTGGGAAGATAAATTATATGACAGAGAAGGATATTGTCAAATCTTCAAAACTGGTATGAATATCTTTTCTGGAACAGCTTTAGCTACAGAGTATAGAGGTATAGCTAATGAGTTTCAAAGAATCTGGCAAGATAAGTTAATGGAACATAAAATGGATATTGAACAAGCTATGTTGTTTAGTGCAGGTGCAAGTGATACTGCAACTGATGCAACAAGTGCAGGTCCTGTAAGAACCAGTTGGGGTATTTTACCTTATACTGAAACTTATGGAAAAGTCTATAATATGTCTTATGCTTCATCTGGTTATGATGCGTTTTTAGATGCAATGGAAGATTTCTTTGCTCCTGAATCTGGTAATAGTGGTAACAAACTAGTACTAGCTTCAAGAAAAGTTATTACCTATTTGAACAAATTAGGTAATGGAAGTTTTCTAAATAATTCTGTAGGCTCATCTCAATATCGTTTAGATGTTGCTACTGTTCCTGGTGCTTTTGGGCATACAGTAACTGTAGTTAATACTATATTTGGTAATCTTCATTTTGTGGCAGAACCTTTATTAAGGGGACCATGGGAAAATTACTGTGTAGCTGTCGATATGAAAAATGTATCTTATAGACCACTTGTGGGTAACGGTGTTAGTCGAGACACCTTCATTGAGACTAATGTACAAGACAACGGCGTTGATGGTAGACAAGACCAAATCATCACTGAAGCTGGCTTGGAAATTAGTGTCCCTGAAACTCACGCAATTCTTAAGTTTTCTTAAGGGAGGAGTAAATTATGGCTTTTACTAAAACTAGTGCTAATGGTAAGACAGTATATCAAGAATCATATACTTTACCAGCAAGTGCAACAATAGGCTATAGTACTGAGATAGACTTCCTTAAGTTTGACTCAAGTTTGGCTAATAAAAAAGTAGCGATTGTATTGAATGCTAGTGCTGTTTCTGGTACTAACTTAGACATATCGTTATATGGGACTTGGGAAGCTGGAGGCTCTAAGGTCACTTTAGTATCTGATACTTTAGTAACTGATATTACTGCAACAGGTAATAATGTTGATATTCTTGACTTAAATGCTTATCCTATGCCTTATTATTATATAGGGTGGACGGCTGATGCTGATGAGAGTGCAAACACTATTACTTTAACTTGTATTGTTGATGAAGACAATGTGGGGATGGTATCTGGTGACTTTGGTGGTATAGGAGCTGACCCATCATAGTGGTTAGTTTAACAATCGTAGATGGGGCTTCGGCCCCATTTACACAAATTTTAAAAGGAGAGAAATTATGGCTGCTGAAAAATTAGGTGGCAAATGGAGTAAGGGAGCAGATTTATCATTGGGTGATGCTACAATACGAGATTATACAACGGGTACTGACCTTTCTGCTAGTTTATCAAAAACAATGGGTAATTATTGTGCTTTTGATATGGATGGAGGAACAGATGCTGATTATACAGAACCTTTTGATTTTCCTATTTTAGGAGACTTTATGGTAATAGTTAATGCGACAGGTTTAAATTTAGGTGCTGCAACTACAATGGATGTTAGTGTTCAAGGTTCTGCAGACGGAGATAATTGGGTTGATTTACATACAGATATTTTAGATGGAGTAGCTATTGATGATGTAATGGCAACTGCTGTATATGATGCTGATGCAAAAGGTATTATGCCTTATATGAGACTTGAATTAACAGCTGCGTCTAATGCTAGAACAGAATCAATACTACTTCAGATTGACCCATTGCATAAAGCTATATAATGGCTAAGAAATTAGCTAATAGATTTTCAACTAGTATAGGTAATCCTTGGCATGGTACCAAGATAGATACTAGAAGAAAGTTAAATTTAAAGAATAAGAAAAAAGGTAAATAATGGCACAAGGTGGAAACTTAGGACAAAGAATTACAGACTTAATAGGAGCTATATATAGTACTGATGTTGATTACGAAGGTGATTTAATTAATGCTGCTATAAATGAAATAGCAGATATGCTTCCTATTGAAGTGCTTGCCAAATATTCCAAGACTCCTGGAGTCCTTACTTCTGCATCTGAATGGCTTACTGAAGGTCGTAAAATACTAAAGGTTACAAGAGTAGATGCTAACAGCGGTGGTATTGAAAGAGAGTGTTTAGGTGTTGATAGAAGAGGATTTGCGGTAGCAGGAGACAGTGGTAGTATATATGAAGCTACTGCTTATAGTCCTATCTTTCATCACGATACAGCTAATGATGGAGCGTCTACACTTAAGGTTTTACCTGTACCTACTTCTGACCAACAAGCAAAAATTTGGTATTTTACATATGTTACATCTACAGCGCCTGATAGTGATATAACGGATTTAACAGAAGCTACTTTAAATACTACAGTATATTTGCCAAATAACTTAATACATGCTATATCTTTAAAGAGCAGTGTTAATATACTTAAAGCTTATATAAGCAATCAAGTTCAAGATGAAGAAGATATAGAGCTTATGCAGATGATAACTAATCAAATGCAATTATTAGAAAAAGATTTTATGACTGAAATGCAAAGATATACAGGTAAGGAAAAACCAGAGGGAGAATAATGACTGCTAAACAAATGATAGAATTAATACAACAACATCACCCTCATATAGGAGAAACAGAAGCTTTATTATTACTTAACGAAGTTAAAGACGAATTCTGTGAAAACACAGAAATAACCAAAACTCTTAGTACTGGATTAACAACAACTGCAGGGCAATTATTATATGATATATCTTTGGGTCCTGATTCTGGAAGCGCAGGTATTTTAAAAATAAATAAAGTATGGATAGGAGATGCTGGTGGAACTTCTGGAATATTAACTAAAAGGCTTCAAGGAACACTTAAATTAAAGGATATAACATAATGGCTAAAAAAGTACAAAGAGGTTGGTTTACAGAGATTGTTAGTGGAGATGTTAAATTAGCTTTAGTTGAAAAAACATCTAGAACTGTAGATGGAATTACTGATGAATGGCAAGCACTAACAGAATCAAGTTTAGGTATTTGGATAGAAGGAACTATAAATGAGGCAGATTTATCGTCTACAGCAAGCACATGGAATGATATATCTGATAGATACCATAAATCTATAGTTGATAAAGTTATAGGAATGGGGTATAGAGACCCTAGAAATAAAGACTTGCAAAGTGCAGAGTATTTTGAAGCTTTATATTTAAAAGGTGAAAAGAGAGCTAAAAAAATGGCAAGGAGTCATTATTATGAAGGCTCTGGAAGAATTATACCGCAAGATTTCTAAAAACTAAGGGGGTATACTATGGATTGGTTTCAAATATTAGATAGATACGGTATTGCAGTAGCAGGTTCAGTAGCTATGGGTTTTTATATATGGAAATCAACTAAGTTTATCCAAGATGAATTAACAAGAGAGTTAAGAGAGTCTTTTGGTAGGATTGAAGGTATATTAGTCAAGCTAATAGACCAACAAAAGAAAATGCAATTAGAACAAAAAGGATTAGAGAATAGTTATAAAACACTAGTGGAAGTAATTGCTAAGCTAAGTGGTAACGGATTAAAAGATAAATTTTTAAGGATGCAAGAAAGAAATGAAAACAAAAAATACTAAAGACGATTTAATAATATCACATTTAGAATATATTAGAACTAGGGTTGACCAAATCAATGGAAGAGTCAGAGAAAATGAAAGACAAATATCTTGGATTAGAGGTATAGGAGTATCATTTATTTTTGTTTTCAGTTCTGTAATGACATGGCTTGGCTTAGATAAGTGACAAACTTAGGCTACTTTATATTAGGCTTTATAGTAGTCTTTTTTGGAGGTCTTTGGTGGCTTGGTAAGTGGGAAATGTTTGATATTTATTTTAATGATGATGAAGATTGGGATTTTTAAATGATACAAGGAATGGTTTTGAAAATGATTATTAGTGCAGCAGTAAAGGCTATTAAAAAAGCCCCTGATAAACTTATAGCTAGTGACCATGAAAAAAGAATTAAAGTTCTAGAAGATTTAGCTCATCCAAAGAAAGAGTTAATATGTAAATGTTGCAAAGAAAAAGGAGAATAAATGAAGTCACTATTGATTAATGCTTTAAAGAGTTTGTTTAGTGAAGATATGATAAAAGCTATTGTTGTAGCTTTAGGTGATTATCTAGTAGCTAAAAGTTCTAATAAACTTGATGATAAGCTTTGGGCTCAAGTTAAGAATCGCCTAAACTAAGAAATGATGAAAGAACTTTCAACTAGAATGGTGTTAGTAGTTGACTTAGTAGATAGAGTTAAAGGTAAAATACTAGATAAATTAGTACATAACCAAAAACAAATCTACAAAGATAGTCCAGGCCATTGTCCTAACTGCAACTGTGATGAGGTGGTGGGAGTTGAAATAATGGGTGCCAAAGATGGAGTCCTACTCTGGGAATGTGAAAGTTGTGATGATATGTTTTTAAAATACGAACCCGATAAAACTGAGATAGAATTACAGAGTGCTAAGAATTGTTGGACAAATTCTGATGATTGGGGTTACGTTCCTAGGAGTAAATTTAACTAGGAGTTTTTTGATAAATGAAGAAAACTAATAAAGGGGTGATTAAAAGAGCAATCATCACTCCAGATAAACACGCGCCTATCCACGATAAGGCAGCGATAAATGTAGTTAAACAAGCAATAGAGCTTGTAAAGCCCGAAATATACGTGGATTTGGGCGATTTAGGTGAGTTTAGTAGTGTATCCCACTGGCAATGGAAACGTAAGAAAAAACCACCATTAGAGTACATTATGCCTAAAGTTGATGAAGATATAGAAGAAGTTAATAAGTTACTTGACATAATAGATGAATCTTTGGATAAAGTGAATTGTAAAGAAAGACACATATGTGCAGGGAATCATGATGAATGGTTAGATAGATTCGTAGAAGAGCATCCTTATCTAAACTATCGCTTTGAAAAAGTATGTAGATTCAAAGAGAGAGGATACAAGTATCACCCACCTGGGAAGTATCTTAAAATAGGAAAGCTCTATTTTTATCATGGGCACCATTTTGGTGGTCAATACCACGCAGCGAATCATCTGAGAAAACTAGGTGCCAATATAATGTATGGTCATCATCATTCCCTGCAACAAGATAGTGTGACTTTTATGGATGGACCTAAGTCTGCCTGGTCACTTGGATGTTTAAAGGATATGTCTGCTGAGAAGAATCAGTGGTTAGGAGGCAGACAACATAAATGGGCACATGCATTTGCTATAGTAGATTATTATTACGGAGGAAGATTTACTGTAGATATAGTGCAAATAATAGACGGTAGAACAACAGTATGGGGGAAATTGCTAGATGGAAATATATAACATAACAATACCAGAGGATTATTGGACATCTTCTCATAAAGTAGAATGGAGCTAAATGCCTAGACAATTAAAGGAAATAAAAAACTTTAATCTTGGAACCGTATTGAATGTATCTGAAAAAGATACTCCAAAGCATTCATCTGTATTCTCTTTAAATATTAATCCTGTATCGGAAAATGGTATATTAACTTCTATTAATTGTGACAGATTGTTTTTACCTACTCCTGAGAATACAACAACTGCAAGTTCTCCAATATCTTGGAACTCTGTAAATAATACTAGCACATCATCTTTATCTGATTTGCATAAATTTCATATAAATGATATAGCTATATTTGAAGAAAATAGTTCAGCTAATCTTTCTTATATTGGAACAAAGGGGCACAAAGAGAATGTTATAGTTACAGATATTAGACCTTGGTATGAAAAGGCGATAGCACTTGATGGAAGTCAATTAACATTTTATCCTTCATCTACAATATCTTTAACTGATGATAATATTTCTTATTTATCAACCACTAATGCTATAGCATTATCTACTACTATTTCAGGATTTGTAGTTACATCAGGATTTACAGATGGAGTAGCCGTTTTAACTCAAACAGGTCATGATGAAACTCAACATGATGGTGATACTATGACTATAACAACTCCAGACGGAAAGGTTGTTATATATGAGTTTGACAATCAAACTGGAGGTGGAGCAGTAGCAAGTGGTGCTTTAATAGGTAGCAATACATGTATTCAATTGTACGGAGCAGCTAGTGCTGAAGCTATTATAGACCAAATAGAAATAGCGATAGCAAATGTAACTTATGGTCATGGCACTAGAATATCATTAAGTCAAGCAACTGGCGTTTTAACTCTTACATATGCTCAAGAAATTATACCTAAATATTTATCACCTGGTAACTATTTTAGTCTTGCTACTGGTAGTTATGCTGGTAATGAGATTATGAAAATTGAAAGTATAGATGAAAATAATAAAAAAATATTTATTAAAAGAGGTTGTTTTGGTACTCCAATAGAGTCATATGCAGCATCAACAAAGTTTTTTATATATTCAAATAGAATAACAATAGATGGTCTTCAAACTGTATATACTAGAGGTATATTTAATATGGTTAATGAAAGTCAATATTCAGGTAATCATATAGGAGGTAACTCTTCTTATTTAAATAGAAGTACAACTGAAGATAATGATACTATGTTAGGTGGTACTATAGTATCTAGTAGTGATGCTGTAAGTTATGACTCAACCAATAAAACAATATCAATAGCAAACCACTCTTCAGTTCCTTTTTACGAGGGGGATACTATAAATGTTTATCATAGTGCTACAAGTACAAGCAATGGGTTTAGTGCCAAAATACTTAAGATAACAGGTAGTAGTCCTATAGTATTAACATTAGATACAGCTCCTCCTACAACAGAAACAGAGAGTTCTGATACGGTATATATAGAGGCTAATTTATTAAAAAACCATACATTTACTCATAAGCAAGGAACTTCAGGTTCTCTAGCATCTACATACGCTTGTAATGATTGGACAAAGCATAGATTGTATGATGGAAATCCGACTGGTTCTGCTAGACATAAAAATGGTTATCAATCAACAACAAGTAGCAATGTTGCTATAGTTACAAGTGGCGGAGGTTATTGGGAAACATCTGTTGGTAATGTAGATTTAGGAGGAACAACTGATAATGCAGGAGAGTTTTATCCTTTTATAGATAATGATGTTTATTTAAAAATAGTATCAACCTATGTAAATGCTGGATATGATGGAGGTACAGTTGCATTGACAAATGCTTTAGTAGCTTCATCAAGTGATGTTACTTTAATATTAAGTAGAAATGTTAATAATCTTTTAGCAGCAGGAGATATATTAAACGAAGGTAATGAATATATGAAAGTTATATCTGTAAAAGATAGGCAAGCAATAGTTCAAAGAGGTTATTTTAATACTGATGTAATAGCTCATAGTGCTACTGCAATTTTAAAGAAATGTGTTAATTATTTAGCAAGACAAACAATATCAAAAGACTTGTTAAAGCCTGGTCAAGACTATTCTCTTTCTTTCTATGCTAGAATAGATGCAGTAGCAGATGTATCATCTCATGCAGCTTTATCTATAAGCTTTAATGGTGGACACATAAATAAAGAAGGGAAATGGGAAAGTCCATTAAGAGATGCATCTAAAGGATATATAGGAGACAATCCTAAAGATTTAGCAAAAGAAGATAGATGGATAGATTTTAAAGATTTAGATAAACCTAATAATGATACAGCGTTAGGTACAGACGATGTTTCTACTCCATGTGCTATGGATGATAATTGGAGAAAATTTGAACTAAAATTCAGTCTTCCAAAGGGAGTTGAATTAACTACAGACGTAGAACTTGATTTATGTGCAAGAGGAAAAGATACAGATGCGGTATGGATAGATTTAATTGACTTAATAGAAGATACTAAATTAATATATGCTAATAAAAACTCTTTATTAAAAACTAATGTTTTACTAGATAATGGTGGGATTAAAGATTTAGTATCTTATGATTCAATAAAAAGAAAATTACAAATTATAACATCTATATTTGAAGAGCCTAGCTTAAAAGAAGATTTTATAAAATCTCCATTTGCAGCAACTACAATAACATCATCTATAGAAGATGCTAGTATTGTTGTTAAAAATAGAGAAGCTCATATTGGGTTTGGTGGTGGAAAAGGAGATACTCCACCACAGTGGCTTGGTTATCCTGGTCATAAATTATTTGATTCTGATTATACATCTGAATTATATCAAGATGAAGATACTGTTCATAAATATGATGGAGATTCTACTTCTGGTAATAATTTTTCTAAAATCTGTTTAGCAGGTGAGCATGAAAGATTAGTAGCTACTTGGAGTGCTGGTAATTCTGATTTAACAATTGCACATACTGCCCATAGTATGAATATAGGCGATAATATCGTTATCAGACAATATAAAGATGTAAGTAATAGTTGGGATGGTAGTGGTGTATGGATAGTAGAATCAACAACTACAAATGCTTTTGTTTGTGTAAGAGCTACTACATATGATGCTAATCCAACAGTTGCAAGTGGTAGTTTAGCCTTTGATACTGATAGTGATGGAACAAAAGATAATGCTGAAAGTCTTATATCATATAGACCTTATTTTTATTATGGTATAAAAGATGGTGATAATTGCATATATAGAATATGGCCTGACACTAGAGTTAAAAGTGGAGGCTCAGGTGATGGAAGTTTAAATGATTTGTCTACTACTTATACTAAAGGTAAAATAGAGAGGTCTTTACCTGTTGATACACAAATAACATCAATAGCTACTTGCTATAATAAAAAGACAGATGGTACTGGAGGAGGTAGAGTATATATTTTGTCAAAAATGAGTAACCAAGTATTCTCTTATGATGTTCAAGTAAAGTATGATGAATGGGAAGAAAAGTCTTTAAATAAAGTTGCTTCAATAGATTTAGTCTTTAGGTCGTTTAAATGGAGTAATGATGATATTACTGGAGATATAGGTGGTGATACAGAGGTATTTGGAGGTTTATCAGAAGCAAGTAGTCCTGCTATAAATTATGCAGGATTATTGTCTGACATAATAGAAACAAAAGCTCCTAATAATACTTTAGACTTTGATGAAACTACAAATGCTGGATATACCGAAGCTATGTTTGATACAAGATTATGGGTTCAGTCGAGGCCAGATGCAGAGGGATTTAGTGAAGGTGATAGGTTTTTATTTTGTGCTTTGACTAATGATACAAATACTGATGGTCCAGATATATTATACTGTGCAGATAGAACCCCTCCAACTACTATGGTAACAAATGTTCTAGTTGGAGGTTATTATGGCTTTACTTCAGGTCCTGGATTAAGCCCTTCAATATCAAAAAGAAGTTATTTTAAACCCTGGATACATAGTAATACTGTGCTTGATAGAATTGCTCCTGTTATAAATTCAGAGGGAGATTATGGAACAGTTATAAATGGTGAAGCATCAGGTTATCATGAGCCTTATATAAATTTTGGACACAATGTAGGTTGGGATGCAGGAGAAGATAATAATAATCAACTATCTATTAAAGTTGCAAAATACGGGTTATTTCAAATGGCAGATAATAATGGTGATGGAATAATAGATGGAACTGGATTAGTTTCTCCTAATGATACTACAATGACAAGTGCTACTGAAGGTCCTTGGGGAAAATATCATCAGCATGTCTGCGGACATGTTGTAGGATTAATAGGAGGTTCTAATTTAAATTGGGTAAAACATTGGGGTAGAATGCATAATGTTAAACATAGTGGATATTTTATTGCGCAATTTGGAGATGGACCACACCAAGATGCTCCAGAATTAATGAAAGCAGATAAGTGTATATTTGTCTCATCTGATACACATTATGGAGATGACCAACCTGATGAAGAGTATACTTTTAATGCTAAAGCTACAGTTGATAGTGGTAAAATGACAGAGTTAACAGTTAATTCCTCTAATGGAGTTGCTGGATTAAATATTGGCGATAGTATATATTTAACACATCCTGAGGTTGCTTCAGTTATAAGTTCCGTTGATAGAAGTAATAATAAAATTACAGTAACAACTATATATTCAGATTTTTCAGCTACCTCTGGAAGTATATATCCTCATGCTATACATCCAGTAAATAGAAGAGAAAAAGGAGGTGTATTAGATGGTGCTGAAGCTTTTCATTGGTCTTTTGATAGTACAGAGCCTTTAAATGGAGATATTTTTACTATAGGTGAAGGTTCTGGTCATTATACTAAAACATATATGACTCCTCCTGCTTATTGGGGAGGTCCAAAAGGAATAACTGGAGATTTTACTCTTAATATAAATCCTGGAATGCTTTGGAAAATAGAAAAATTAAGCTTTAGAGCAGGTGTTATGATTAGGCCATTTGATATGGATGATGAAGACTTTAATGATTTGATTATAGGTAATGGAATAAGTGTAGATATGCCTTGTTATCCTAACCCTATATATCATACAAAACAAAGCACAAATTTACATTATGATGTAGATAATTCAGGTTCTAGCAATGCTTTTGCAAGTAAGTTATTTATAACTTGTCCAATTAAAAATGATGATGAACAAAGGTCTAAAATATATATGTGTGATATGGATTTCTATTATCCTAGTGAAGGATTGCAAATTCCAAAAGAAATATCAGGAAGTGGAGATACTAATAGTTATAATGCTGGAGTATCTTGGGACATACTTATATCAGGTATTATAAAAAGTTATGATGATACTAATGCATCTTCAACTTTAGAAGGAGATAATGAAAAAAGACCTTGTATACATATAGATACAGATGAGATTACTTATGACAGTACTGATGATTTAAGTTTGTTTAATACAGAATCTCAATATAGAGATTTAACAAATTCTTTATCAGGTTTATGTATATCTATAAAAGATGCAACAACTGGTATGGTTCAGACTAGATACATAGTAGGCTCTTTTAAATTAGGCGATAGTACAGGAGATGATATGATAGTTAAAGTCCATTATCCTTTTGCTCATACTCCTGTTGATAATGACCAATTCTGGATATGGTCTCATGCAAATGCAGCTACTGCTCCAATTAGGCTACATAAAACAAAAACATTACCACATGGATTAGGCGATGCTATTCTAAGTGACCCTATTTTAGGTAATAAAATTTATAAGAAAAAAGGAGAACTTAGTATAGCAGATTCTACTGCTATATGTACAGATGCAGACTCTCATAATTTAACAACAAATGATACTATTAAGTTCATAGATATGAATAATGCAACTTATGAAGGAGGTGTTCATAAAGTAGTTGTTACTGGACCTACAACTTTTACATCTACTACTGTTGCAAATGCTACTGGTTCTGCTGTAACAGGTAATTGGATTTTATTAACAGGCAAAAATGAAACTGCAAGTTCTAATCCTTTAACAATGCAATTAACAGCTCCTATTATAAGAACTACTTTTGGTGGTTTAGATATGAGGAAAACAAGGACATATAATGTTGACAGTGTATCAAGCACAAGTTCTTCTGAACAAAAGTTACATATAGATAGCCCTGCTACTCATCTCTTAATTACTGGAGATACTATTACATATGATGCTGGAGGTGGCAATGAATTAGATGGTACTTATAATATTGATAAAGCTGATGCTGATGAGATAGATATTACTACTACAGCTACAGATACTGATTCTGGAACAGTATATACTAATCAATGGGAGGCAATAATATCCGATACTAGTTCTAATGCTAATATGGGAGAAATAAGAGCAGGATTTACTAGCTGGGATAAAGGTGATATTGTTGGTAATGTATTAAGATATGATAGTACTGCTGATGCAGATAGGTATATAGCATATGGAGATTCTTCTATTAAAATAGAATCTGTATCTTTACCAGACCAATCAGGAGATTATTTTCTTGCAAATAACACATATTACTATAAAGTATCTTTTATATATGATGGTTATCAAGAGGGTCCCTTAAGTAATTCTCATTGGGTTTGGACTGATACATTTACAAGAGCTAAGTTATCTTTGACAATTAATGTTACAAATGTAAGTAGAAGATTGACAGCAGTATGTGTTTATAGAAAAGATTCTGTAAATAGCTTATATAGTTTAGTAGAAGAAATTCCTACTGATAGTGGTTGGAATAAATTAGCAGAATCATATTCTTACACTATATCTGATTCAGGCACTTTAGGAGCTACATATGAAGCTAGAAGCGGTATATCAGAGGTATTAGATACTATAAAAATTAAGTATGGAATATCATCAGAACTTGATGGCTATCTATTTGTTGGTGATTGCTCTCATGATAAGATAGAAAATGCAAGTAATTTAATATTTAGGTCTAAACCTGGTAAGTATAGTGTTTTTGATTACGCTAATGATTTTGCAACTTTAAAAGGAAAGCCTACTG